CCAATGAAGGTTTGCATCAAAACTATCAGTAGCATCATCAAACAGTATACTCTTGTCGCCGTCTACTGATTTTAATATAATGCCGCCGCCGTTAATATCTGAGTCTGCACCAATTGGACCTTCACCTTGTCCTAATTCAATGCTTTTATCTTCTACTGAAATGTTAGTAACGTTTACATAAGTTGCATCGCCGTTAACTCTTAAATTACCTTCAATAGTTGCATCGCCAGTGGCGTGAAAATCTCCAGATAAATCTAGTGTGTATTGTGGATCACTATTAAACAAACCAATTCTGTTCGTTAGTGCAGCAATTTTTACAGCATCACTAAAAGAGTTACCTGATCTTGTTCTAATAGCAACATCTGTTCCGCTTTGCTGTGTTTCAAGTGTAGTAGTTGTACCTACAATTTTTAGCGTCATATACTCAGTATCAGCAATACCAATACTTAAACCTGCGCTGTTTTTAATTCTAATACTACCTGTAGTTTCACCATTAGCTCCTGTAGGAAGGAAGTCTGCTGATGTATATGCAGTACCATCTGGATCAATTAGTGATAGTGATTCTTGTGAAGTACCTCTATAGATAAAGTTTGCATCAACTAAGTTGAAACCTTGTCTATAAAGTTGTCTTTTTGGAATAACAATATCATCTGCGTCATCTGGAAAACCCGGAATCTTATTATCGCCTGCTAGTCTAAATTCTTCTTTAGTAATAACACCAAATAATGTTCCACCAATCCATATTTTAAGTACAACACGCTCACGTGCTGAAATATCAATTACTGATGCAACTTCAAAACCTGTTTGTCCTTGTCCTGCATCGTAGTCTGGTCCAACAAGCACTAAGTCAGTACCGTCAAAGAAATACATTTTGTTGTTTTCGTTATCAATCCAAATGTCGCCTGCAACCATATTAGGCTGACTGTTACTAACAATAGGGCCGCCAGCAGTTCTAAAAGTAGTACCGTCGTATAGTTTTAAACGTGCTTCGCCAGTATCATACCATAATTGTCCAGTTAATGGTTTTCCTGGTGTAGTTGTACCAGCAAAGTTTTCTACCATTTTAATAAAGTTTTCGTTGATAAACTCGCCAAATCCCCTGTAGTTTTTACCTACTAGAGTAATGTCTGTAGTAGTTGTATCAATAATACCGTCTGCTAATTCTACTAGTAGCTCGCCATCGGATTTGTTTAATTTATAACTCATTTATTATGTCCTACCTGTATAGATGATGTAGTTCAATGTTAATGTCGGATTCATAATATTTAACGGAATGCCTAATTCTTCTGCATTTGTTAAAATACCACCACTGTTTGGTAATGCTTGACCGTTACCGCTTGCATTAGGAGCATCGTAAATGATAGCATCGTTATCATTTGGCGTACCGCTAATATCTCTGATCCCGTAATATTGATCTCCGCTATCGCCTCTCATATCGTGTTTGTGTTCTGGTAAGTTTTCAACAGCAATGTCTTCGTATTCAGAACCACCAATTTGTCCAATACCTTGTGCATAGTCTGCTGTAACTACACCTGCTGGGTCACCGCCCATATTATCAGCACCTAAAGGTAATCTACCTCTTAAATCAGGCACTCTAAAAAATCCTGCTGTTACACTAGTACGAGCACCAAATGCATACCCAATAGTTTCAAACAAGATTCCGTATTCAGAAATTCTTACTTCTTGTCCATCACATAACAACCAAGACTGCGGAATTGTTGTTCCTGCATATGCCATTACAACACCCGGAGGGTTAACAGGAACAGCACTTAATAAATTACGTCTTGAAATTTTGTACAGACCTGTGTTACCTGTTGTTCTGTTAATTAATAGTTCGTCGTCGATTTGTGATTCAAATGTTTCGTCCTTACCAGAAACAATTTCGTTTGAAATTGTAGTTGTAAAGATTTTTAGTGTTCCGTCTGTTTGTCCGTCAAACACAACGTCTTCACTAGTTGCAACGTCACCTGTAATTCTAAATGCTGTTGCAGATGTTAGTTTGTTAGCAGATCCTGCAATACCTGATACAGTACCGTTAACGTTACCTGTTAAGTTACCAACAAAAGTAGTTGAATACACATTGCGCCATTTTGATGCAGGAGCACCCAAATCTCTAGTGTTGTTACCATCTGGAATAGTAGAAGCTAATGTTGAAACGCCTAAAATTTGTGCATTTCCGCCTACGTTTAAGTTTCTTGCAATACCAGTACCGCCTTTAATAATAACACTACCTGTATTAGTAGTAGAGCTTTGTGTAGTACCGTTTACAATTAAATTTGAGTCAGTTTGAATGTTACCAACAACGTCAAGTGCTTCATCAGGAGCAAGATTGTTAATACCAATACGCTGTGTTGAATCAACACGCAATACTGTTTTTGTTGTGCCGCCCGACTTAACTTGTAAGTCAATGTTTGAACCTTCAATTTGGTGGCGAATAATACCTGCTTGTCCGTCTACACCAATATTAAGTGCAGCATCTGTACCTAAAATAATACCTGTGTTGTTTTGTACGTTAATAGGAAATAGTGTTGTACTGTTTACATCACCACGCAAAAAGTTTCCTGCTGCAACAGGAGTATTGTTTACAATTAAATTTTCTGCTTTTTCTGCTGTACCGTAAAATTTAGGTGAAGTTCCGTCACCTAAGAAATCTCTTGTTGACAAGTTTACACCAGGATTAATAACTGTATAACCCGGAATAACTACTTTTGGAGTAAAACTATTAGCACTAACAATAGCAACAGGCTGTGCATTTACTTCAATTTGTAAAACTGTATATGTTTGGTTATCAATACCTACTACTGATAGCGGAGTTGCACCTGTAGATAAACCATCACTAAAGCTAGGACCTACAAGTACCCAACCCGAACCTGAGTTGAGATATAACTGCTGGTTATCTGTATCTACCCAAAGATCGCCTGTTGTACCTGCTTGACCCGCATCAGGCGGGCTAGGAGACTTGTTTAAGCCACCTGCTGGTAACCAAACAGTTCCGTCATATACTTTAAGTTGCGGTTGCGACAGTGTAGTATCGTACCATAGTTGTCCTTCTGTTGCTCTCGAAGGCTCAGTTGCACTTGCAAAGTTTTCTAACAAGTGTAAAAAGTTTTCAGCAATTGACGATCCGTATGCTGTTGTATTTTTACCAGGAAATTTTAAAGAAGTTGTTTGGTCAATGGTATTATCAATTACTGTAATTGTACCGTTGTTTGCTTCGTCGGAGTATGGAATCGTATATGGCATCTATTACACCTCGTTAAAACCTGATAGTGACTGTACTCTAACAGTATAGTCAATTTGAATTAGTCTATTCAAACTCTTTTGTACAGGGTGGAAGATAACGTGTGTAAGTAAGCGTCCTGTACCTGTGTTTGAATATGCTCTTAGACCCAGTTCATCAAAGATGTATGAGCTAGTTTCGTCAGTTGCGTTATCAAACGCATCCTGCCCGCTTGGCTCACCGTAGTCTAACAAACAGCTAACAAGAATATCTGTGTAGTTTGTGCCGCTAACGTGTCTAGTTTCAATTTTGTTACGAATTGGGTCTAAGTTGTTTACACTTTGATCGTCAACTACTTTTGAATACGTTTGGTTATACAAACTAGCATTAGTACCTGTGCTGTTTGGTGTTAAGTAAGTAATAATTCCAGTAGGGTCTACGCTAGTGCCGCCATTACCAAACGCCATCTCATATATCCAACCTGTGCCGCCATTGCCTAGCGACTCAGCTAATGAGATACTCATATTCTCGTAATGTATAGCATTACGCTTATCTACTATAATATCACCACTTTCCGGGTCACTAATTTTAATGTGCCCTTGTAGTAATACTCCGTTTAAATCATTAAAGTTATCTGCCATTTTATTTTTTCCTGCTATACTATTTATCGTGGTAGCTCAGTTGTCTTGTCGCGTAAGAATTTAGCAACATTAGAATCGCTTTGTGCAATTGATTCTCCTGGTTTAGACCAAGTCTTACCTAATACTCTAAAGATATCTACAGTAGTTCCAATTGGTGGAGGTGTAGTTAACCTTACATATGCTCCAATATTTTTGTTTACTGCAAATTCTGCTTCTAATGTTACGTCACCTTCTGGACTGTCTTGCTCTGTATAGTTATAATAACTAATAGGTTTTTTACGCAATCTACGTCCTGCAACAAAAACTTCAATATCTTGCGCTTCCCAGTACTCCTCTGGAATTGTATCTTTGTACCAATTTGTTGCACTTGCTGGATTTGGAATAGGTGCATATGGTAATAAGATTTGTACGTATTTAATTCCGCCCGGCACAACAAAGCTAGTTTGCGGCGTATCAATAGGAATACTAGTAAACGGATTTACAATAATTAGGTCATATGCACCTGGAACGTTAAATCCTGGTACGTCAAACTCTAATTGTGTGCTGCTAAT